CGTTTGATGTTCCTACACCACTTCTGACATTTAATTCGCCCGTGACACACTCTGCTTGAAATAAGATTTCTTCTTCTATTGGTGGGGAGGGTATTACAATATCCTTTATTTTCGCCATATAACTTCCGCTCACCCATTTTTCTTCGTCCTTAGAAATCTTGTACCAATTATTTGAAGAAACCTTATAAACAACTACCTCCTCTCCTTTTTTGAGATAACCGTTTTTCTCATATGAAGTACTTGGGCCTTTTCTAATGTTTAAAAAATATTCGGCTGTACACACCGCTGTGAATAAACCCTCGGATGGTAAAATTGGAGGTTCTATTGGCGTTGGTGGTTCTATAGGAATAGGTTGCGTTGGCTCTTCCTCAATTTTAAGATAGTCCAATAATTCAAGATATGTGCCATTAAACCAATTCATATCTAAATAGTGAGAGCCACTACCCCACTCTTTACCATAATACCCCGTCGATGGCCAAACAAAATAAGGATAGTTTCCTTTATCGCTGTATTGCCAAATAAGATATTTATCCCAAGGGTAAGGAATTGTCGGATAGCTTCTAGCAATATAATGCGCAACCCATAAATCATATTCGGACAAAAACCCCGACTTGCTTTTATCAAAACTCATCATATAACCGGGAGAAGTGTAAACGATTGGGTTTTTCTTTGTTCTTTTTTTAACAATATCCAACCATACCTGAGCCTTGTAAAGCATATCATTATAGGTAATTACATTGCGATCTTCAAAATCTAATACCGCTGGAAAATTTAGTTTATATTTAAAATATATATTGTCTAAATAATATTCCGCCTGATCTTTGGGATCATGTCGAGGATCTAACCAACAATAACTTCCAGTCAGCATTTTATTTTTAGACATATTGTTATAATTATATTCAGATTTGTCGTCTACAAACGGTTTCTTGCTGTCAGAACCAACATCCGTTCCCTTAAAAACCCCCCACCTCATGCCCCTTTGGTACATTTTTGAAAAATCACTATTTCCGTTCCAGTGTGAGAAATCTCCGCCAAGAGTTTTGTCTTCTGGAACAGCGGAGGTTAGCCTAAAAATAGTTGTAAACAATTTCGGTTTATTTAAATTCGATCCATATGTTCTATCTTCAAAAAGATATTCTTTATATAATTCCACTGTCCCTCCATGATAAAAAATGCGATTAATATAATTTTACTGTTGTGTTTTTATTATGTTTCTAATGCTGGTTGAACATATGAAGAAACAACAAATGAGCTACCACTTGTTCCAACAACAATATACCAAGAACCATCGTCCCAAGTATAAATTGTTTTTCCAATCAGTCCCACTCCAACTGCCAAACTGCCAGACACAATATCGGACGCTTCGGCTAAATAACTCGGAAATTCATTTTTTCCTATTAGTTGAATTGCCATATTTACTCCTTTATTTGTTACTTAAAATTTTAATAAGTTTTTGTTGCATACATTAATCTAACGATATATGCAAACCGCTAGCGGAAAACTTATATACATCGTCTTCGTCAACAAACCCTGCCTCATCTAATTCGCCAAAATATAAAAGATCTCCTTCGCCAGATTCTGTATTTTTTATACCAGCATAAGCCACATTCCCCCACGGCGACGTAGCTGCATCAAAAGAAATTTCAGAAGAATTTCCCGAAGATCCAGAAATAGGCAAAAACCAATCTTGAAAATTTTTTCTCGAATATCCAGCACTACCACTAATTTCTGTGCCAATATCAGATTGCGTTGGATTATCAAAATATAAAGATATATAAACTTTTGATCCACTTGTCGACATTGGTGTATCCCGCAAAATATGATTGATTAAAGACCCACTCAAAGAAAAAGAAATAGCACCGCCCAAATAAAGACTTAAGTCCTCAGCATCAATAACAAAGGGGTCGTTTGGCTTCACGTCTTTATCAGAAGATAATTGTCCCCAAAACAAAAAGCTTCCGGAGGAAATATTATCAAATACTCCAAGGTAGCGAACATTTCCCCAATAAGAAGAGGCTATTCCAAAATCAATAATGTTGCTATTTTTTGTTGACCCACTAATGGGGGAATTCCAGCTAGTTACCTGAACTCTACTATACCCACCCCCATCGACTTCTGTAGCAGAATTGTCGTCATCTTGTTCAACGGCATCTGTAAAAAGAGCAACATAAATATTAGATCCCGGTGAAACATATTCAATATCGCGAAGCGTATGATTTAAAATGGCATTTTCTAATTCATTGCTTATAACTCCTACTGTCATTTTTTCTCCGTTTTTTAAATATTATTTTATTTGCGTGGCGTTTTTATTTGTGAAATCTCTGTACAGTTCTTGATAAGTACAATTTTCACACTCCACAAAAGACTTGCTATATTCTACCCCTTTAATAATTTCGCTTCTAAGAATAATCTGCAATCTTCCATGACATTCAGGGCATAATCTACTTAATGTCTTTTGTATGCGAGTGTGTTCCATAGTTTTACTCCTCGTCTTTTTTTTGTCTTATACTTTCTGGCAACACTACGCCAGAATCTTCCAATTTTTTAATGCCGCTTTTAAATTCGGCTGCTAAATTTGTTGCATTTTCATTTAGTTTATCAACGTCAAGATTTTGAATGAATGAAACAATAATTTCATACAGGTTATCTATGACGCTGCCGATAGATTGTCTCGCTAAACGCTCCTCAGACATCATTTTAGTCAAAGCATAAAGATCTTTTTTAACTTGATCATAATTTTTAATTTGTTTTACTATGCTTGCCCATATGCCCGAATCAATTAATAAATCTATGTCTAGCTCTTTGGGGTCAATGTTTGTGCATAAACCAATAATGCTCAACATAAAAGAATATTTTGCGCTTAAAAATCTTTCTGGCGCAGATCCATCATTATAAAAAAACATATTGATATAGTTACTATAAATAAAAATTTTATCATCTTTATCCAATAGTGTTTTTACAACAATTTTTTTTGTGCCAAAATTAAACGACTCATATTTAATAGCTTCAAAATCAAGTTTAATTTTTTTATCTAATTCATTTTCTGCCATTTTTACTCCATTATATACAATCTGAATTTTATAAAAATGGGGACTCTTTTTTTAAGAGTCCCCATTATTTTTAATCTGACAACAAAGAATCAAATACCTCTATAATTTTATCATTATCTGATAAATCTTCTTTTGTCTCGATATCTTCCTCTTCATAATCAACTTTCTTTGCCTGATAAATTTTGGTTTTAGCTTCTATTACTTTTGGTAACTCTGGAACAAATTTTTCAAAATGAGGGCACATATTTCCACCCTCGTCCAAAGATGAGTAGTATTTTTTATCGGCAACACACCATTTAACAAACTTGCACTGGGAATTTTTTCTTTCCCAATCAAAGCGACACAAAAAGTAAATTCCGCCACCTTCAAGCTTTAACTGCTCTCCGTGTTTGCAAATCTTACGATTCATGTTATTACTCTACGACAACACTAACCGTATCTGTCAATGAACCAGAAGTCACATCCCAATAAGAGGCTGTAACTATAGCATTATCGCCAGACAAGGCTGTAGCGGACGATGAAACAAGTCCAGTTAACGAACCTACCTCAATCGTGGCACACCCAGAAGTAACCTCAAACGCACACTCATCAGTAATTGTTTCATTGGTGTATAATACACTACGAATACCCAAAACTGAAATTTGAGATGAATCCTCGGCGCCAGAAAGAGTCATTGGCGATGGCGTTGCAGCTAATGCAATATAGGGAGCGGTTTCTGCCGCAACATCAATCCAAGTCGCGGTATAATAATATGCCCCTGAACTACAATCGGTTGCAGGAACCTCTAACGCCCGACCATTTAATGGTTGTGTGCTAACTCCATCTGCGTTTAATGACAACTCATAATTGCCATCGAGCTGGAAGTTAGGAACAACAACTTGAAAATATTCGGCAACAGACCCACCAGTTTGACTTTCGTAAACCTCTGCTGTCATTATTAATTCAACAATGCTTGGGGGTTCTCCAACTTCAACGGTAATCCGATCGGCACTCACAGTTCGATCATAAATAGCAACGCCCTTGCGAGCAAGGCCGCCAGCAACAGTAATATCACTACCTGATGGTGTGACTGTAACTGCGGCGTCATTATCATCAAAAATAAATGTAACATCGCCTGTGGGTGTGTAGGTAAGCGTTCCTTCACCGTCGGCAAGCACCACGCATTCTGTCTCTACAACAGAGACATTGCCAGAAACAACACTTTGACCTGACTGTAGCGCCAAAATATACTGGTTAAATGTTGCCATTTCAATAGAAATTTCAACATCTCGACTATGGAAAAATTGAAACAATAGATTGTTCCCAATTCCACCTCGTGCCTCCGTCATTTGCATCGTTTGCGAAATTGAAGATGAGATGTTTGTTTTACCATAAGCAATTGCTTCACCTGTATCTACATCGCGCAAAACTATATTGGCAACTGAATTTAAGAATTTGTTAGCCATATATATATTCCTCCTTTAGTTTTTCTTTTTTGATAAATTTTCTGGGGATTTAAAATAATCTGATTCTTGTTTAAAGCTATCTGTGCCAATTAGAATTTCGTCATAACGACTTTTATTGTCTAAATGTGCAATATATGATGGAAGCTGATATTCTTTTGATACTTCCGTCAACGGGATTGTGTGCATCTTAAAAGCAATGACGCTCCCCACGCTTTCTAAAATATTTTCCATTTCATACAGCGTACAATTTTTTATTTCGTCAATTGTTTTTCCAACTAACACAGCAAAAGAAAAGACCTTGTCTTTGAATGTATACGATGGCTTTCCTCTATGCAAAAATCTTAGACTTTCTTCTAATCTGTCATCGTAAGCCTCAATATATTCAACGGATATGCCATTTTGCCGCAAGACAATTTCTCTAATTGTGTCAAAGTCATTGGCGGAAAATGATACCCCATCAATAATAATTTTATAGTCAAATGTATTAATGTTTTCTAAAGTACCCGTAATATCTAGAAAAATATTGTTTTTTTTAGTAATGTATTTTAAAAAATCTATAAGCTCTTCTCCCACATCAACGTCTTTAAAATATGGGTCGGATTGCTGAATTGTTATTAGAAGAAACTTAAGATATGTCATTTTATAAATAACTGGATCTCTCATGGAAAAATATTTTTTTGGATAACCAAACAGCCTATAAAGACTATCGGTGTATTCGTAATCCATTATTTTTAACGGATAAAATTTTATTCCCCTGTATTCTTGAGGATCTTTAAAAATATCAATCCGATCATCATATTTCTGGTCGCTCACCTTACACCGTCCAATTACACATAATGGTGCGCCTTCCCCTAAATGGTATCTGCCCCATAAGTGTTGAGCGACATTGACGAGATGCCTTTAAATCAAAAAACAGTCTTCCAATACCCTCTATGTTTTGGCCATTTAAAGCAGAAATAATACTTTGTGTAACAGTATCAATTCTTGTTTGATAATTTGACAATGTATTTAATTTAAAATGACTATATACTTCAAACGCCATTGTAACAAGTCCAACGGGCTTCATCGTTGGATAAACTTGATAGGGGCTAATTCTAACTATACACGCCTCCGTAGTCCAAGCATTATCCATACCCATATCCAAAAAAACTCTAAAATCTTCTTGGTTCTGCTGACCTCCATATATCAAAGAACGTTTTTGCTCTTTAGATAAATTTGGATGATCTCCATCTGATTTCCAAGCATTTGGATCTTCGTAATAAAGCAATTTCCAAAGCAATTCAGAATTGTCATCATTAATCAGATAAGAAATGCAATTATAGGAAAATAAAGGATATTGTTCAAATTTATTATAAGATTCTTTAACAAGAGTGTCATCCATATATTTCTCCTTGATTATTCAAAAAAACTACCACGCTCCAAGCAACTCAATTTCTATATCTTTAGACAATGATCCACTAACAGCATTAATTATTAATGAGCTATCCAAGTACATGTCATTGTTTGAAACAGAAAAGCTATTTTCATCAATGCTAGAAAAAGCATAACTGGTAGAAGGTATAGAGCTTCCAGAAACAGAAAATATAAATTCAATATCTTCTTGTAAAGACCCATTAAAATACGCATAAACCTCAAAGGTTTCGCTATCTCCCTCTTTCACAAAGTTAGTTATCGGTGAAACTCGTATCTCATAAAGCGATAAGGCACTGCTCGAAGATGATACATTTATACTCGCAGAGGCGGACGTATTTGTTTCAACATACATGGAAACAACGGCAGACCCCGACGAAACCAATTCAACGATTCCATTTTCATCAACATCAATAATGTCAGAGTTGCTTGTTGAAAATGCTATATCTTCATCCGAAGAAAAACCATTAAGTTTCAAGTTAGGATTAATTTTAAAGGTATCTCCGATTTTGCCTGAATAAGACGTTGGCGAAGCGGAAAAAGTATAAACCAAGTCGTAATAATCTGCAATTCCTAAAGTTAGATTATCTGTTGACGCATTGACATAATCTGTGCCAACCAACAGCTGAAGAAGCTTTGCCGACTCATTGTCGGTCGTCTCCCTGTTCAAAAAATTTTGAACGCCCCCACCATAAACCCTGAAACAAACCCAGTTTTCCGTATTCCCAAATAAAAACCGTTGACCACTCTTAATCTTTCTTGTTTGTGCATTTAATTGAGCATAAATGGCAATAAATGCTGTTGGCGTAACAGGGTCGGCGGTACGTTTGGCATCCACGGGTCTTTTTACGGGATAATCAATAGCACAATATTCTTGATATGTGGTTCCTGTTTCATCAGTCCATCGTAAAACATTGTTGCACCGCCTAACCATTGCCGAAGTTGCTAAATTTTTTACTTTTTCAATATTATATGTAATCCAATAATTATTTTCAAAATAGAATAAACTTCCCAAATCAACATCGTGGTCTTGGTCTTTAAATAAAATAATTTTAAAATCATCTCCAAGTTTTTGACCTGTTAAAACATTTAGTCCTCGGTTTATTCTTACAACAACATCTTCAAATTCATTTGACCCAAAACTAGTTTCTTCTTTGATAGTATAAACCGTAGAAGCTATCAAGAATTGTTCATCCAGTAATTGATTAAACTCATAATCAAATTGTGCCTTGCTTGTACTAAATCTTGTTGGAGAAGAAATATGGTAATAATTATATGGCATTATTTTTCTCCCTAATCAAAAACTTGATTTTTCCAACTAGTCCAATCATTTTTATCATAACCATATTCAACCAGCCGTGTATTCAGGCGTTCAATTATTTGTCTTAAATAGTCAGACTTGGCGCGTAAGTTGTTGGCTTCGCTATATCGTTTGAAATCATGATCTTGAATAAAGTTATGCATTTGAAAAACATCTTGGACTTGCCTTTCCATCCAATAACGAAGCATCAGCAAAGAAAGAATTACCTGATTGGTGTTTGTTAAATCAACTGCAAATGCTCCATCACCCGTACCCGTGTCTATAATTTTAGTATAATCAAGACCTTGATCGCAAATTTCTTCAAAATCAACAATACTGAATAATAGCCAAGGCTCTAGGGTTTGGCTTAATCCCGTGCTTCCTGATTCTTCAAAAATTGTATCAAGCTTGTAATCACTTATTGAAGACATAAACAAATCAAAAATATCGGAGGCCTGTGTTCCCATATAATGAAATCCTCCTTTTATAATATATTAATTAAATTACAATAAAATATTTTTTCAAAAAAACAATGTTTATAATCTAATTTCATTATTTTTCTTTTTATAAACTTCTTTTAGCGCTATTGAATTATCCGCTATTTCTTTAATGTTATAACCAGTCAGTCTTGAAACTTTGTCAATAAAATCAAGGCTTATATTTTCGCCCTCAATAATTTTTTTCGCAATCATTTCGGCTACATATCTCTGTTGTCTTTTATTGGCATTTTCTACAAGTTTCACGGCGTCGGAAAAATTCTCAGATAATATAGTATCAAAATTTTCTTTTGTTAAAATTTTTCCGTAAAATTCATCTAATGCATGCATTGTTACGACTTCAGAATCAAGAATCATAAAAACACCATCTTCTAAAAAACTTCGATGATTTTCAATAATATAAGCAAGATCCTCATATCGAATTCTTTTTACTTCTCCAAATTTCCTAAACGTATATGGTCGCTGCCCCTGTTTTGCGGTCAAGCAAAGTACATTTGGGCATAAAGAAATAACTTTAATTCTTGATTCTGGACGAATATCCATTCTGTCGTCTAAGTATCTTTCACGAACAATACTGCCACTTTCACTTTTCTCGGACATTAATTTTTCAATAAAGTTTTTTAATTCCTCAACAGTTTGCTCTAATGTTTCTTGTTTTTTTTCAAGTTCCTTGTAGGATAGTTTTTCACTTACATTATGTCTGCTTGGTAAATTCTCACCCATTTCCCTTTTTTCCCTTTTTTGTGTGTCTTGAAATAGAGTGGGCAAGATTTTAGCTCACCCACTCTATAATTTTAAAAATATTACGACAATGTAATTAGGCCACCAAGAGCGTTGGTGGCAACACCTACGCCCCACGCTTTTTGCATGGTAGCGCCCTGTGTAAGATTAGCATTGTCAAAAGCCCCGTCCGAATATGAAAGCATGCTGCCTTCCAAGCATAACTTAATAATTTTATCGCTAGCGGGCGACAAAATCCAAATTCTATCATCATCAATAGCGAGACCGAACTCGGTTGAATAATCAGCAACTTGTGGCATAACCATAACGTCATACCCAAAAGCAACTCGAACAAATCCAACAGTCATATAATCGTCGCCTAAAGAATAACGATAGTTTGCATCATCGGGTAATACTGTCTGTAACGCCCGTTGAGTTCCAACAATTACTGGCTGTGAATTATTCCATGCCCCAACGCGTTGGGCTAATCCAACCAGTTCATCTTGTGAATATCCAGAAACCTGCAAGCCGGTATCAGCGGTTGTGTCCGTGGCGTCCATAGCGGTCTTGAATGCATTATATGCATCTAAGGCCATTTGAGTTTCAATTGATCGCACAGCCTTTACAATTAATGAAGCAAGCGATTCTTGTCCAGATAGAACCTTATATAAATAAACACTAACGGTCATTATATGGTTTTCTGGAATAATTGCTTCTTGCCCTCGGAACTGACGATGGTTTTGCCCAACTCGTTGAGCACGACCACCACGACTTACAACAAAGAGATCGCGTGGCTCAATATCAAATGTAAAGCTGTCGCCAAATCCACCAGTACGAACTTCAGTGAACATCCCAATTGAATCAATGATGGTTTGTGGCAACACCGAATCAATCAATGCACCAACAACAGCAAAAGTTTCGTGTCGAATTAGTGGATGAGTAAACCATTCAGCAACATTGTCGCTGTTCGCGTATCCAACGCCCGAACGCTCAATTATTTTCTCCCGTAGCATTTTATTTAAAACAGCATCTTTTTCATCTAAGCTTGCATGTTCATCATAAAACCGCTTTTTCCCTATTTTGTTTTCTGCACAATAATGATTCCAATAATCGCTAAATAAATCGAAAAGCTCGGTATCACCATTAGCAAAAGTTATAATGTGATTTTGCAACTTCATAATCTTTTATCCTCCTTTTTTATCTAAATACCTTACGTTGCCTCATTATAAAGAACTTCAAACTTATAAGCAGTTCTTCGTTGAGAACCCACGGCGCTTCCGCTACCGTATGGAATATTTGTAGTTTCAATATATTTGAGCGACAATAAAGACCCAGATGGGGCATCTGCCCAAGCGGGCTTAAAGGACGTTACAGCGGAAACCGCAAAAGCTTTTTCTGCTGTACCCGTTAAACCGTCACCCGTCAGAGTAATAATATCTCCTGCGACTGGTTTAAAGGCATCAAAAACGAATGAAGCACTGTTATAAAAATCTTCTGCATCTGGATTAATACCCCGATACTTACTATCTGTTAAAACAATTTCTGGCGATGCAGCCATCCAAAGATCTGTCAAAGATCCCGTGGTTGGTTGTTTCACTTCAAAAACTTCATCGTAGCCATCAGCGCCTTCGTATTTACTGTACATATAGAACACGTTTCCGTTGTCGACATTAGACGCACTAATAACCGAACGATTATAAGAACGAACATTTTCTGCCGCCACATCATTTTGAATTAATATTGCATGAGTCATGTATTTTACCTCCTATTATTTGTCTAAATTACCTAAGTATTTTTCCCACCGAGAAGTGTGAAGACTTTCTTTTTCGACTAGCCAATTTAAGCCATAACGCTTAATTTCTTCACCGCCTGTTTTTTCGCTTTCTTTTAATGGGAATTTGTCTAGAGCCTTGGCCTTACTTTGATTTTTCCACTGGTCAATATTGTCCAAGGAAAATTCAGAAGATTCTTCTCTCATTTCTATCAGGTCATCTTCTGAAACATTGAATTTTTCGGCAATTTCGCTCAATGTTTTTGATACTTCCATATTAAAATCCCTCTGGTTGATTTTCTCTTTAAATTCATTGAGCAACTTGTTTTCATTTTTCAAAAATTGATTTGAACCAACTAAAACCTCAAATAATTTTGCAACATCAACCGCGTCGTCAGATAAAAATTCTTGAACTTCTTCAACAGAAGAAAGAATATCGAAAATAGACTTTAAATCAACAACTGTTTCCTTGTTTGAAAAAACATCTTCATCTTCTTCTGACTCTTCATCAGAATCTTCTTCTTCTTCGCTAGAACCTTCATCCTTTTCGAAATCATTATTATCAACTTGATTATCGTCCTGATTATCGACTACATCATCAGCTTCACTATTGGCGTCATTATCTACTTCATCATCAATCAATTCCTCTAATGGTTTGTCATCTTTTTCTTGATTCTCAACTATTTCATTTTCAGAATTAATTATTTTCTTTTGATTTTCAATAAATTCATCCGTCATATTTACCTCCGTTTCTTTTTTAACCCATTGATTATTTTTAATTTCATGAGTTTTTTTAAAATTTGAAATTGCAATCTTCCAAGCAGAATCTTCGGAATCGCCTTTCTGAATCATTGCATCTGCTCTTCTAGCAATAGCATTCATTTGACTTAAACTTAAAGGAGGTTTCCAGTTTTTCAATGCAGGATTTGCGTTCTCTTTATTTGTATAAGGAAAAGTTATTTTTTCGAAATTATAAAACTGCCATCCGTCAACTTTATTTATTTTATGATATAAGTTATAAATCCAATTTTTTCCTTCTTCACCACCGTGTAGAAGATAGCTTATGTATTCTTTTGACGCAACAGAGTTCTTGATATTTACAAATGGCGTAGAATTAAAAACAGAATAAATAGAATAAATCCATTCAGGTTTTATAAAATCATGTTCTGAAATATAAGTAGCATTTTCTAAGCTTGAATAATCCGCCCGTCCATATATACTATATAGCCCAAGTCCCTTTTTCGCATTTTTCTTAATTTCTTGCGGAATTGAAAAATCAATGTCATCATAGTCCCAAGAAAACTCTGAGCGAACATCATCTTTAAATTTTTCAACTTCATCCGAAAAAGATAAAATTTCAATATTTGCACCGGGACTAGCCTCCTGAATGGTGCTTCCCAATATAGTAATTGCCATATAGGAAAAATCTAACATATTTAAAGAACGGTCTTCTCTTTGGTCAAAATTCAATAATTCCATTTCAACCGAAACAGCCTTTTTTCCTTTATCTCTTTCAAAAATAGCCATAACCGTGGGGGCATATCGCTTCCATATTTTTACAACCACATTTAAGGAAAGCCTGCCATCTCCTAGGCGCACAAATTCAGCTCCATCTGGAAAAACAAATCCCGCTGGACGGCTTTCTTCTGGTTCGGCGTGGCTTCCAAAATCATCACTTTTTTCATCAAAGACATACAATAAAGGCTTATAAAAAATTGTCGATGCAGTTTTTTTTAAAACTTCTTCTGAGCAGTACATGTCGTGCCTGTTCCAGCCAGAAGAAAATGCTCTAATTTTTGCAACGGCAAACTGAGAATCCTCCGTTCTCTTTCCGAAAAGAGCTTGATCACCACCTTTCAGTTCTAAAACTTCGATGTTGTCAACTTCAAACTTTAGATGTTTATTCAATTTCCGTTCACCTCCCTTCAAAAAGAGAAACTCATAATATACGCTCCAGTATCTTTATACTCCAAGGAATTTTTTCAAGTGCCTCTCTCAATGCTTTCGTTTTTCTAAAATAATATTTTCCAGATTCAATTGATAAAAGAGGAACTCCGTGATTTTGCAAATATTTTGCCAATATTTTACCACAAACAAAGTTATCTTTTAGAATTTCGTGATTTCTAATCATACATGTCCTCATTTACAATTTTAATTATTAAAAATTGTTTTTACATACTTACCCAATAAATTACATCGCCTGTCGCTAGCGGAGAACCACTACCAGCAGTAATATCTAAAATGCTACCCGAATTAACAACTTTCACGTCTGATATTTGACTTCCAGACATATAGCGCTGAACAATAAAACCAGCCATGCCTGTTTGCCCAGTTGTTAAAGAAATTGCACTCGCATTAATTTGGGCTTCAGTAACTGTCAAACTTCCACTTGCAAAAGAACTGCCAACATTGTCGACCAATGTTTCTGCGTTTTGTAAAACAGTACCACCAGACGCATCTTGCATAGCTCGATTGCTTTTATTGAGTTTTGTTTTTTCTGCATTACTAATTGTCATTTTTTCCTCCTATAAATTAATTATCCTTCTGATTTTTCTTCATTACTTCCAGCATCCCTCGTATCTGCACCGGAATCACTTAACCCACCGTCTTCAACCGTGGGGCGTCCCTCCTGATTTTTTGAGGAAACCTGAGAAGATTTTACAATTGGAGTTAAGTTTTCTACAAATTTATTAGCCCTTGTTTCTTCAAGCATTCTACGAAAATCAAAAGGATTCATTCCAAGGGCACTGGCATACTTTTGATCCAAAACAATACCACTTTCTGAAAGCTTAGAAACAACATTTAATCTCTGTTCTCTATCAATGCTTGTTTCAAATCCCTCAAACATAAATTTAAATTTATATTTATTTGTTTGACGATTAACAATAAACTCTAAAAAATCTTCAAATTGATAATAGACAAGTCTAAGCATATTTTGATCAACATCAATACTCGACTTGGTTTCTAAAACATTTTGACGATCAACAGAATAAAGCAAACGACTATTTATACCAGCGGAGGCTGCACTTGTTTTTAAGTATGAATCAAAAATAGAGTTATTGCCGTCAAAAGAAATTGGTTGGGTATTGACTAATGGCGCAGCCGCAACCTTAATGGCACTGGGTAAAGCTGATTGTAAAAGAGCCAAAAACCTCCCTAAATTTTTGGGTGTAATGGCAATATTATCTTTTAACTTTGTAGCCGATTCTTTCAACATAGGAACTTGACCATAAATAATTTTTGTTGCTTCTGCAATATAAGAATTATGTTGAAGCTCTCTTACTACAGGCTCAAGAACAATGTTGGGCATTAAGGCAGACAGCAGGGGGACTCTGGCAGCCATTTCTGGGGAAAATTTAAAAGCAATAAAGCCGTCAGTGGGGGATGTTTGTCTCCATAAAGCAAAACCGCCCGTTCTTGAATTTATTTTTGCTGAGGGCTTATATTTTTGATTTGGATCTCCTATTTTAGCATACATTTTTTGCATGCTTTCTGGATACATGTCGATATCTAATCCGCCCTGTATAAACCATGAAAAATCAAAATCAAATACAAGCCCGTAATCAAAGCGCCCCGTAATTTCACAATATTTTTGGGGAAGCTGTTGAAACAGATAGCGACTACCCTCTGTTCTCAAGACCCCAAAATAGGCTTCTGACCTAACAAGTTCTTTCATTATTGCCTTAAATTCTTTTTTATAATTAAATTTATCAAAAAAGTCACGAACTCTTTGAACGTCTTTTTTATACGTGCCCTTCGAATAGTCTTCTGGTTCTGCATTTACACAAACATAGTTTAAATCAAAAGACAATAAATTAGCAAAATAGCCCATAATTCGCTTAAAAAGCATTGAATTTAGCTCAAGCCATTCAGTATAGCCAATTAAATTTTGTTCATTTTGTTTTGGGTTTTCTAAGGCGGCTTCTATTTTATCTGACGTGTCTTCTAATGGATTCATATTAACGTCTTTGAGCAATGAGTTTGTTAAATATGGAGTATATTGTCCAAACCCGTTTAGCCTACCTAAAAACCCATAAGCTTCTTGGGCAAAATTAATAACGTCCCAAACCTCTTCTTCTGAAACTAACGCTCCCTCACTGTTATTTTTTATAATTTTTTCTTCTTCCACATAGACCTCCTTTCAGGAAATTTAAAGTACAAAGCTATTTGCCATCCAAATTTCTAGTTCATCTTGATTATCGGTTTCTCTAACAAGATCTTTATCAAAAAATGAAGCAAAGTAATTTGCATAGCTAATTACAGTGTAACGATCTTTCCGAGCGCCAGAATCTTCCGTAAGTTGTATATTGCCAGCAAGAAGTTTCATTGATAAATTAATACATTCATTAATTGTCAAAGAAGTCTGTATGTAAGGTGCAAGATACCATGATCGAATAGAGGAATTCTCCAATATGTTAAACTCTTTTTGATATTTTGACCTTATCAAATATTCTTCTGCCTCTTTTTCATCAACAAGCAAGTTCCACATTTTTTTTTGTAATTTATCCCGCATATCAACAGCCATCTCAGAATTAATTCTCGGAGTTCCAGATATCGGATAAATTAATGGTAATGCATTTAATCCAACAGTTCTTGTGCTTAGTTCGTCAATTATTTTTTGACCAAGAGATTCGTGTGGCATAACTGTCAAAGGGGGGTACTCAGTTCCTCTCTGAGGATCTTTTGTAATTTGTCCCAATTCGTCATAAATTGCAATACCAGCATTAGCAACATCCAAAATAATATAATCGGCATTAAAATCATGAAAAATTTGTTTGATTCTCAGGCTTTGATTGACTGAACTGGTTCCAGAATAAGATTCCATATGTACAAGTTCTCGGACATATCCTTTATGAGTGGGCAACAACCGTACTGACCCAGTTATAGCCAAGTCATTTGTTTTTCCAGCACGAGTAGCAATATCACACGACAAAAGTCTTATTTCACCATCAGATCTAATAATATCAAAAGGATTTCTTCTAGGTGAATAAACATCTTCTCTTTGGGGATAAAACGCCTGAGTTATTTTTCTTGCAGGTATAAACATGCTTAATTTAAAATAAGCGTCAGCATTTTCCCCCCAAGGAATATTGAAATATTCCTCAAGTGCTGTAACCTCTCCCATTTTTGAAACTTCGCTGATTATTTGTTTGGGCGTTTTTATACCATGCCGAATTGAAACCGCAAAATCCATAGCAATAAAGCCACTATTGCGACCGCGAACCATATCGTATATATTTTTCTTGGTTTCTTCAAACCACCATAAACCCTTGTGGTATGCAGAGGAAATAAATATCTCCCTAGGTTCTTCCCTTAGATGAGAGTATTCTTTTTTCATTAAGTAGGGTGTTTGTCTGACGTAGGTAAATGGTCTAATAACAGAATCTAATACTGTTTTATCAATTAATCTAAATTCTTCATAAATGATAAACGTGGCTCGTTTTCCACGAGCAGAATCTTTACTTGCAACAATTTTTATTTTACTTCCATTATAAAAATCAACTTGCCACTTATTCATGTTGGTGGTAATATGAGAAATTTCTCTTGCTAAATTATAATGATTAAATGCTAAATCCGTAATTTTATCTTCAACAATAATACCAGCTTGCTCTTTTGTTGAACTAACAACAACAATTTCTGAATCTGGATATAAGACAGCAATTGCACATGCAAAAACGGCCAACAACCAAGTTTTACCAGACGCACGACTACAGATAGAAACAAATGAATCAGATCTACTCATAGCATATATCCATAAAACCTGATACGCGTATAGCTTGATACCAAAATAATGTTCAATAAATCGATGAATATTTCGGCGATAATAAGTAACCCAATCAACAATATTGTCTCTTCTTTGTCGCCGAATTTTTTCTGAAGCCGTCAACGCTTTATCTTGGGTCTTTTTTTTAACCATACTGAACCCTTCCTAGAGTATTATTTTTTAATCCTGCAAACTTTCATCATTATCAACAACCCCTTCTTGCATATCGGAAGCTTTTCCAGAAAAAAGAATTTGATTTTGGTCTTGGGGAACAAGACCAGACAATTCTTCGAGTTGGTCAGTATTAAAATCTCTAGAATCGGTCATAAAATTTTTAATTGATCTAACAATGTCTTTTAAATCCTCATCTATCCCATCCATATCACGATATTTTTCTTGATCGCTGTGCCATTCAGCAGGTGTCAATTTTTCAACATCTTTTATCCAAGTTCCAAATGTATCTGCACCCCTACTTGTTTTTTGATTTCCTTGTTGGGCAGGAGTCAAAGCCCCGCTTTTCATCATTTCTCGCAATGTTTTCAAATCCCCACTAACGGATTGATCTAAAAGCCTTTTTCGTCGAATATCATTTTGAACATAACAAATTTGTTTTATTAAAACCTCTTCTGGGTGAGTGTCACATTTTGTAGTTCTTTTCCATTGACTGAATTCCGCCTCCAGATATTCATAATCCGTCATGCTTAAGCCCTTGCCCCACATCTGCTCAAGGTGCTCCTGAGTTTTTCCCTCATCTATAGTATAAATATCTTCGACGGTCTTACTGGATGGCTCATAAAAAGTATAATCACTTTCACTAATTTCACCAATCTTGCCCCTCTTTACGGCAATCAGCTTTCCTTTATAAACACCGAAAACACCATTTACACTATGTCCCTTTTCCTTAAAAGTTTCAAGGTGTTTTTCGGTCGCGGATATAGCTTCTAAATCAAATTTTACATTCAAGATTCGACACATTTTTAATATTGTCCGCGATAAATCTTGCTCGTCAATATATAACAAGTCGTACAACTCATTTATACAATCTTTACAGACACTCATTAAATTATTAGAATCCAATAATTCATCGACAGCAGAATAAAAATTATAAGACATTCTTGTGCGCATACATTTTCGGCAATAATTTTTTTTTGGCTCAACCTTTTTTTCAACGGGGTTTCTACTTTGCATAAAACACTTCCAAATAACTATTTAACAAAAATATTAATGACATCAGTAATGCCATTTTTTTCATCAACAATAAAAAGTTGCGATCTTTTATCAGCTTGAACATAATGTCTCTCGCTTGACCATCGAGATTTTCCAGAAATTGCTGGAAGTCTATACATCTCCAAAACGCCTATTCTCTGATATTGCATAGCCTGATGCAAATGAGCTAATAACCAGACTGCTCCATTTGCCCTACTCCACAATTCTTTCGCTTCGGTCGTTATAACCTCTAAGGCTCTTTTTACGGGAATGTCGTGAGTTAAACCAAAAATAGTTTGCCCAACCATAATATACTTTGTATAAATTGGTCTATTGTCAATAATAACATTGTCAATATTTCTAAAATATTGTTCAACAACTTTGACAATTGAATACATTGTATGTCTATCATGATTGCTTGGAACATGAATTACTCGAACATTAGAGACTTCCCTTAATTGATTAATTCCCACGATAAGCATTTCAATGGCTCTGTCCACCAAATGAAACCAACTATATTCCGAATCTTGGGGGGTTCCCTTCGTTGTTGTATTTTGAAGATTATCTGAATTGATAAAGTCATTGCCTATAATAAAGACAATTTCCTTAATGTCTTTGTCTTTGATTTCATCTATTGATTGTGCAATAATATCATAATAATATTTTTCTGCAATAGCAACATTATATTCTTCGCCTTCAACCTCTTTTGTCGCCACAAGTCCAAAATGTAAATCTGCGATTGGAATAATGGGGAATAAGCCACTTGGCGAATATTGTTTAGGCAATATTCGTTTAGCATTAAAATCTTTTTTTTCTATAGATTCAAAAAATTTATCAATTGTTTTAGGCGTAAACTGATTTTGCTTGCGAATTAATCTTACTTCAACATGATATAATGGAACAACGAGCATTTTTCCCGTGTCGTTTACTTCGCCGTGAACAACTCTTCCGTCTACAACGCTCCATTCAACTTGTCTATCTTTACGGTACCCTTCGGAAGTCTTTATTCTAAATCTTTCAACTTCCCAAATATCAGCGTCTACATTAAATTCATTTAGAACATCTTCCTTAGACAACATTCTTCGTGAGGCACAAACAATATTTATAAAGTTGTCTCCTTCTTCATAGGATGTTTTTTCAGAAAAACGGTCGTCTGGAATTTCCCCAGACTGAACCCTCCTTTTCTTCTCTCTCTTAAAAGAGCTTCTCAGTTGTTCTTTTGTCCTATAGCCAAATTCTTGATATTTTTCAAAAAGCTCATTCCAGTAGGGCTTTTTTCCGTTTGATTCTTGTTGATGCTCCCAGCAATCCTTGAAAATTTCTTCTTTCAAAATAATCTCCTAGTCATTGTTATTATCAAAAGGTGTCCCTCCGCTCGTTTTACACTTGGTGAGCAACCCTTGGCATTTAGGGACGGCTTTACCCCGCGGATGGGCTACAAATATGCCAATAAAATAAATAAATTGTATTTTCTCTAACGAGACACCTTTTCCATTATAAGCCGTGGATTTTCACCTACTACCCCTGTCAAAAATAAATTTTTAAGTGACACCACGGCGACCCCTTTTCCGATTTCAAATTTTCTCTCCTAGTTATAAATGTAGACAATTAATAAATATTGATCTTTCCTCAACTCTAGCAGAAGTAGCTACGTCATTTATTACCATTTTAAAAATCTAATTAGATTATGTATAAACCTCATCAATTTAACAATCCAATTTTCTTTTTTTATCATATAATCTTCCAGCTCTACGGCTGCAAGAACTTCGCCACCCTCGCTCAATAACGCCTCAAAGTCCTTATAAGAAATGTAGGCTTCTCCATTTTTACCCCATTCAGAACCCCAAGAATTTAAAACTCTAAAACAATCATCTTTTCGAATTCCATTAAGCAAATATGCGTGTCCGCCAACAATAAATCCAGTAATATCCAGCATTCCCTCGCCGTCTGGATTCATCATTTTTTCTGTCCAGACCGTACCAACTATTAATGGCCCCTTATTTAACAGCCACCACTTAATTTGAGCAACATTAGAAGCAAATGCGTAATTGTCTACAACGCCCTCATCTTGCAAAACTTTTGCTGCTGTTCGAACAGTTGCACCTTCTTCGCTATGAGGATTGCCATCCTTTTCCTTGCACTTATAATAAAAACAATGCCCATCATCATTTGTATATAATGTAAAAGTTGGTAAATTTATGCCAAAATTAGCCATAGAAAAACCTACACAATGAGAACTGTTTTCTTGATCTAGTTTTTGAGCGGGAAAATCCCACATTTTTTCTTCCCCGGTACCAAAAGTTGCATCGGAAGGAATAAAAGAGCCAAGTTGCCAGTCCCGACTATCAAAAGAAGAAGGAATTCTTCCAAATTTTCGCTCTGGCATAAAATTACTCCTTCTTATTCATTTCCCGTATTTCTCTAACAACATTATTTAAGCTACGAACAATGCCTTGTTCAAGATCATCTACTGTAAAAATACCGATAACAACAGCCAACACACCAGCAATAGACTGCCAAACTTCTTCGGGAATTTCCGTATATCTCATAACTAAAACAGCCATAGCAGATACAACCGTTGTCCAAAACGCCTTGCTTCTCAATAACTTATCCATCTTTTTCCTCCGATAATCTATGTAGTTTATATAAATTTTTTCCAATTCTCTCCAACGTTTTCAGAGAGGTAAATGATTTTTCCACCAGCATTTGAAGTTCAGTATCAGTAATAATAATGTCGTTCTGCCTCGCATACAACTGTAAACTTTCAACAATGGCAAGAACTTTTAAATCAAAATCCATTTCCTCAAACGTTCTTGTCTGAGTCGCAACAGTTGTCAAACGGTCAACCTCGTTTTGCAAAGCTTTTTGTTCCATTTTTTTACTTATACGTCTTGTATAAAAACCAAGCCAAATTGTAAGGGCTGGAACCGCCACGCCAAGAATAGCCTTAAGGACTTCAAGAAGAATTTCTAAAATTTCTGGACTTATCATAACCTTAGTTTACCTCCAATTTCATATCACTGTTTGTCATTTTTTTATTCCTTTTTATCAAACATCTTTAACAAAGCCCTACTAGCCTTAATATTTATTCTTTTCGATTCCTGAATTGTCATTGGCTCATTTAGGACTGCATTATATCCTTCATGCTCTGGAATCGTTGTTACGGAAATTTTAAATAATCCGGGAAGAACTAAGTTTTTTTCAAAGAATATAATGTCTTTAAACATTTCTTCAACATGATACCAGACATCAGCGACATCTTGCTGATAATACCCTGAACGATCGGACAATTCTTTAATAAACCACTGTTTCGTCAACCTCCCAGCATCAGATTCCTCGTTGTCTTCGTCCTCAAGAATATCTTCATCTTTTACATCTTCAATTTTTCGTTTTCCTAGATTTTTCTTTGCCACTTTACACCAACCTATCTCTTATTTAGTTTTTTATTAATTTTTTTGGTAAAAATAGACATTTTTCATAATATATATTCCATATATAAGAACGTAATTTTGTTGCGTACAAACCTTAAAAACAAACAAACCTATAATTCTTTTCTATAATTACGCATCCTTTCTATTTCATCTTTTTTTCTTTTTTCCTGATAGCAGGTATCACACAATTGATTTTTACTATATGGCTCTCTCTTGTATTTTCGTCCACAAACAATGCAATAATAAGGAAAAAAAGATTCAATATTATTTAAATCGTCTACAATAATTTCAACAGGAGAATCGGGAAAAACAAATAATATTTCAAAAGTGCCCCTCAAGGTTGTGTCGATAAAATTATTTTGTTGCAAATCATATAAAATTTTATAGCGACTTTTTTTTTGAACGTGAACTTTGGCTGTTTTAAAAATTTTATTTAAGCTTTGATTAACATAATATCTTTTCTCATATTTATCCAGAGCATTGTCCTTCTTGCTCTTACCATCACTATTATTTTTATCTTCAAAAATTTTTTTATAATGATCTTTATTATGAAAAAACTTGGCAATAACAAGCATTGCAAACATAACCTTTTGATGTTTATAATCAGAAAATGCGTTTTTAATTATCTCAAGTTCATTTTTAGTAACTTCAACACTTTTTTTTCTGCGAATACCATATGTATCAGTTTTATTTAAAGCAGACCTTAATTTGTTGGCTCCCAAAACTTCGTTAAAATCAGGATTATTTTTTTTACAAAAATCAACCATGTCACTATAAGTTTGCTCTTTGGACTTTCCAATAATATCGCGGATATACATGGCTACCAAACATAAATCATAAAATGTCAAACGCTTATTTTGTTTCGCTCCGTTTAACAAAGATTTAGCATATTCATCTTCATAAAAGATTATTGTATTTACAGACATTTGCCTCCATACAAACTTCATCGCTTATTTTGATATTTTCATCATCGTCTTTATCACAACCACCATAACTAAAGTTTCCACTTTTAAAGCCATCTCTTTGACTATCCTCAACTTCAATTTTAGTCATCGAATATCTTCGTCCCAGATACTCCATTTTTCCAGTGTGTTCATTTAGAACAGGAACATAAATTTCTTTCTGGCGGTTTTTCTTTATATTTTCAACAATGCCTTCCCCAAAAACATTCCAAGCAAAACTTTTATTGTCGCTTGGATTAATTTCGTAGCAAATTGTTATTGCCAAATTCGCAAGCTCTCTTATGTTGGAAGAAATTCCCGCATAGGCTTCTTTTCTAACGGCTTTATTATATTGCTCTAAGGTCTTATACATCTGCTCGCCAGAAGCATTTCTAATATTATAAAGATTTCTTTTTTCTGACTTATACTTTTTATATAAATTATATAATTTTTTTAATTTATTTTTTTCAATTTCAATATCGGGGTCTCTTAAAATATGCAATATTTTTTCAACGTTGGCTTTTTTTCTACTAAACTTTATTTCTTTTATTTTTGATTGCATATAGAAACTAACATTATTTGTCACACAGTCAGTCGATAAAAAAGGATTATATTTTTTATATAAATTTAAAAACTTTTTCTCATCTTCTACCAATTCTTCAGCATTTTTTTCCAGCATTTCATCTAAAGTAATACCGAAATTAGCTACACAATAAATATTATAATTATTTTCAAACTCCCTGCGTTCTTTGGCGTAATTATAATAAAGATGGGTCATAAAAATGGGACGTTTATCAACCACAATAGAGTTACTTAAATTAGCCCACTCAATTTCATCTTCCGACATTTTTTCTTCATCAATATGAACCCACCTTGTCCAATGTTGTGGAATTGGTCTTACAACCAAACCCTTCGCCGAGTCTATAATACTACCCTGCTCCTTGCGGCACTGCTTCAACCGTCTTACGATTTCATTATATTCTTCTCCTTCCTTTTCATGTTCTGGCAACATAGCGTACATAGTTGTTGAACAATTGGTCAGAAATCCTATCTTTGGATTGAATCCCTTAATATCATATTTAAAAAGTTCTTCTTCAATAATTTCTTGCTTTGGGGTTTTTTCGGTCTCATAATAAATGGGTAGCCCCCCAAAATTATTATTTACGATTTGTTCTTCATCGGTAACACAAATAATGTCTCCATCAAAGTCAGAATCCGCCATAAGCATGCAGTCCGTCCCATGAACATTGATAATTGTGCCAGTATTAATATATTGGTACCAATCATTAATTTTTTCATTAGACACAATTTTAAGGGAATTGACTTCCGAACGCCACGTCAAAGGTGCCCGCATGGAAACAGCTTTCTCAACACCTTTCTCTACATAAAATTTATTGTAATGTTCCCCCCTATTCAATAATCCCTTTATTGGCATATCAAACAAATATTCTAAAAAAGCATAAGGGTCTGAAATTGCGAAAGTGTAGAAACCATCAATCAAGAGTTTTCCAATGTATGATTCCTTTATTTTTCGGTTGAGTCTATTAATAATATGTTTTTGTATATAAGTATCTTCAATTAAGTCATTTCTCAAAATTAATGCTTTAGTGATCGTATCATCAATTTTATCTAAAAATCCATACTCGTCTACTTCTTCCGTATTGCTATGCTTTCCCAATAAATATAATAATGTATAGCCAATTTCGTTTTTGATCGTATTATTAAAATAATCAACTGTTTTTTGACTTAGCTTTTTTATTTTTTCGGGATCATTTAAATCCAATGCTTGCAAAAATTGATAATTTGTAAAAGTATACTTTGGATCTTGTTTTGGGCTATACCGACTCACCCACCACCCCAAATTATTTTTTTCACAATTTTTTTGATATTGCTGAATTGAATCAAAGCTTTTAGACAACTTAAATTGAGATTCGGTTAAAATAACATCCATATCCCGAATATTAACTTTGTTTCCATAAATATCAGTAATGAATCTTTTTCCAATCATATCTGAAAATTTTACAAAATCAATGACAACCACGAGACCCTTAATAAAATTTCCTCTAACAATAAACGCAGATGGGAGATAATCAAGTCCAAGATCTTTAACCCATTTTTTAGCATGACGAGGAGAAATAACTCCTTGCCCGTCAAATAAATTAAAAATAATTTCTTTATCTTGAACAGAAATCTCGTCGTCCCCGTTTTCTTTTTCTTCAATATATTCCACAGTCTCAATTCGTGAAATTTCTGCATCGGGAACAACACAAAAATATGGTTTTGTAACTGGCAAAGCGGTAGAAGAAGACAGGGCAAAATAAGCATTAAATTTTGATGGATTTAACTCAATATCACTTCTATCATTATTCAATACTTTTTTCAACTGTTTTTCGTATTCAGAGTCAATAAAGATAACATTGTTGCGTCTCATTTGCCCCGCACTACACATCAGGCGTACAAACTTTTTATCATTGACAAAAAGCCCGTTTTCAATTAATTCCTCGTAGTGCCGCGTATCTTCAACCACAATAGAAAGAATTTCTGGAACAAACAATATCTCATCGATCTTATTTTCTAAAGTGCGCAACTCCAAAATTTTTTCTGGCGTGGATTCTGCTACTTTTATTTTTCTTTTTTGTTCAAATAAATTATCTATTTCATCTTTTGTATAATGTCTTCCTTTTATTTCTCTTAGGCTTTTAAGCATCTGAGATTCGCCTAAAGAAATTAACTCTCCATTTTTTCTGGCTTGATGCGGATTAATTTTTATATTATAATTGCTTCTTTTTAGTCTATCTGTTGAAAATTTAAAAATATAATATTGTTGTATCTTTGTTGGTGTCAAATAACTGTATGCTCCTTTTTTTATCAATAATATAAGTTTCTACAGTTCTTCGCTTTTCAATTGCTACACTTTAATTCTACATTTAAGATTTTATACGACTACCTCCCACATTGATATCTATAATAACTCATCTCTAACCAGTAACAATCTTCTTGATCGGTATTATTATATATATCCAATAAATCTAAATCTTCCCAAGGACGACATTTTTCAGGAAAGTCAAAATAATATTCGGAATCATTATTTATTTCATCATCCAGTATATTGTCCCCTACATCATCTTCTTCGTTTTTATCTGCAAAAAATTTATCAATACTTCTCATGCCATAACCAGACATATCATTTATTTTATGTCCATCATTGAAGTTTATCGAACATTTTACACGCCTCAACCAGAATGGAATATCGGGAATACGAAGTATTGGACAGGCGTGAGCGAACATCTTTACCTCCTTTCTTACATTTTTATCCTAAATTTTTTAAAATTTTTATTTCAATTATAAATTATACTAAACATTTTTAATTAAGTCAAGCTTTTTTAACTACCAATTCTATTTTTTTACTTGACTCTTTATAAAACTTTATGCTATAATTTAAGATTAAGAAAATAATTTTACAAAAACATAAATATAAACTTCTTTATTTATATTTACATACCATATCAACAATAAGGAAATCTTTGAACAAACCATATACAAGTATAGAAAAAGAAGAAGATTTTAAAACACCTGAACCAAAATATATATCTGAACTTATATCAAAAAAGGATATCGAAAACTGGAAAGAAGGGGACAGAGTACTAATAACCTCCCAAACTGGTAGCGGGAAAAGTGAATTTATCAAAGAAGTTCTTTATACCTATTGCAAACCTATCGGTAAAAAAATTCTCATACTTTCCAACAGAATTCTTCTGAGAGAACAAATCAAAGAAGACTTGGGGCTTGAAAGCGACAAAGAAAACAACAAAAAAAATACTATCAATGTTATAAACTATCAATTCATTGAAACAAAAATTTTAGATGGAAGTAATATTGAAAAAATGTTTTCTTTGTATGACTATATCGTGTACGACGAAGTCCACTATATCTTTTCAGATTCCCAGTTCAACAGAAACACCGATTTATTAATAAAGCCCATCAAAGAAGGTTTTGCAAACAAGATATTTATATTTTTAACCGCAACACCGCAAGCTATTTATGATTATCAACCCGAATTTAATTTTACCTACCAACTACCCGTCGACTATTCTTACATCAATAAAGTTTATTTCTACACCTCTGACGACATCGCAGAGTCTATTCTACAAAATATCCCTCTTGGCGAAAAAGCTATTTATTTTAGCTCTAGCGCAAAAAAAGCATTGGAACTTTCACAACGCTTCACAGATTCTTCATTTTTTTGTTCAGAAAGTAATCGTCTAGCGGACTTTTCAAATAAGAATGTTCTGGATCAAATAGCACAAAACTCAAAATTCGAAGATCGTTTCTTATTTACAACTAAAGTTCTTGATAATGGGATTAACATCAAAGATTTTTCTTTAAGTCATATTCTTATTGATATGATAGACCCCATCACCTTCATTCAATGTTTAGGAAGAAAGCGGATATTAGACGAAAATGACTCTGTGACACTGTATGTAAAAAGCTATCATGATGGAAACTTAAAATTTAAACTTAGGAGTCTAGAGAAAAAGCTAGAATTTGTTAAAGAACGTAAAGAACTTGGTGAAGAAAAATTTAAAGATAAATATCGCAAAATTGATTTTGATGATATTATTGACAATGATTTTGGTATTAATGAAGCAAAATATCAGGACTGTAAAACTCAGGCTAGACTACTCCGCCAAATGATCGGGCAGCAGGAGTACCGAAATAAACAAGACTCGAATTCTAAAAATACCCCCCCTCTTAATAGTTATGAAAACTATATCTGTAACTTATTAAATTTCAATCCAGAGGATGCCAAGGATGGCAATAAAAAATTTGAAAAGGTGAGTCTTGAATCAATCCTGCAAGAATATCTGGGAAAGAAAATGTTCAAAGAGGATCAAGAAAGATTTAAGTATTTATTCTTTGATAAAATATTTGCACCAAAGAATACGAACTTCCGCCATAGAGGAATCAGATGTATCAACTCTATCCTACAAGAAGATAAGATGCCTTATGTGATAATTTCGAAA